GTCCATTTCTGTAACCATTTCCTCAATATCTTCCTCTGTCTGGCGCAGAACATTACGACGTACCCAGTTCTCTGAGTAATACTTGCCCACAAATGGCATAATAGCATTTAGTTGCTCGATACGGCCGGCAAGAATTTCTGCGTCCTTCATTTCTGAGAAGAAGTTATCTTTGCGGAAGTCTACACGAATATGCTCCTTAAGTTCATCCCAATCTTCCTCGGTAATGACATTCTTAAGAAGCAACTGTGTACGCAGCAGTTCTAAAAATAATGCTGAGAACTTCTTGCGAAGCTTATCGATGAACTTCTGGAAGTTGACCTCATCACGAGTGATCTCTGAGGACTTACCTAGATTGAATCCGTTGTCAGGCTCCAGACGAGAGATCGGAACATTGAGTGAACGATATAGCTTCTTCTGAAAGAAGAGAATGTCCTCGATCTGCGATAGATTATCACCGCCCGGAAGTGTAGTAATCTCTGTGCCACGGCCACCCTCACGACGCGGCAGCCAGAAGTCTTCAAGCATGCTCATGTGCTTGCGATCATCACGAATCTCGCCAGTCTGAGCATCATAGACAAGCTTGTTGCGGTACTGATTCATAATCGTCCGCATATATTCTTCAGCCTTGCCCTTTGGCAGATTACCGACATCGATGTAAAAGATACGACGCTCAGGTGCACGCGAGAGGCGATAGATGACAAGAGCATCCTCCATCATGCGGAGCTGATTGACTGGCTTTAGTGCCTTGTGCAGAGGCGAAAGAACACGCTTACGAGAAGCGTCAAGGATTCCGGATGTGATATAGCAGATTGCGTCCTTGTTGATCTTCAGGCCAACATCTGACTTCTGCAGACCACCATCCTGATAAAGGTAATATTCGTCAAGTGTACGGACCACACGGGCGCCACTGACAGGATCAGTTTCTTCCTTGATCTCGCGAACCTTGCGAATACGTAGCGCGTCTACTCCGCGGATTTCCTGGATACCATTGCGCGGATTCTCTTCGTCCACGATGATGTGATAGTACAAACGACCATCAACGTACCATCTACGGAAAATATCCTGTCCGTTCAGGTTAAAATTCAGTAAGCGAAGAACCTGAGTAAATTCTTCCTTGATTGCCTTTTTGATTGAGCTTGGCTGCTCAAGATCATCCAAATTTAAATCAACTGGATTTTCATTATACTCATGAATGATTGACTCGTTGGTGATATTCTCAATCGCCATATCGCACTCAGGCTGCTCTGCAGCAATACGATACTTACGAATCAGGTCAACGTCTGTCTTGGCTGCATCTCCCTCGAGATCTAGATATTGGCCATAATATCCGCCAGCAGCAATTGCTGTCGATCCGTCATCAGACGTAGGCGGCACAAATGAGACTGCCTGCTTCTCGAGGTTCTTTCTCTTGATCTGCTCGCGATCATCAGAGTCGTCCTCCCTACCGAAAGTAAATCCAAAGAATTTTAGTGCCATGACGGATATAGTTGCTAGTTCTTAACGAATAAAGGCGTGGGAGTTATAAGTGCTCCCACGCCAGTATTTATTGTCAAACTAACGCATTAGTTAGTCGTATTTGATTCCCAGTAAGTAACCTGGAACTCAACACCGAACTCTTCAATCGTATTCTCGGCATCATAGCTGAGATCGATTGCAGAGACGTTTGAGACCCAGCATCCACGAAGGTCGTACTTCTTGAGTACTGATCCGTCCTTGTTCAGCTGTTCGACTGCGAGGTCGGCCATATACTGAGTAGGATTTGTCAGACCAGTATTTGCTGAGTGAGCATTAATTCCGTTCATCCAACGCTCGAACGAATTGCGAAGTGCAAAGTTCGTGTCATTGATGACGGTAACGCCCCATGGTTCAAAGATACGATCTCCAGCGATCTGAATTTGACGACCACGGAATGGGACCGTGATTGGAGCGATGATTGATGCTGGAAGAGCAGCAGCCTTGATGAGGAAGGATGCCAGCTCAGTGTTTCCGGCAGCATAGGCAGGGAAGTTAGCAGTAACCTTGAACAGGTTATTGCGTGCTCCGCCACCGACGAGCTTTGCCTTGAAATCTGTGATTCCTAGATTAGCCATTGTAAGTGTTCTCCTTTAGTTGATGGTTGATATTAGTTTCCAACCAGCTCAGAGAACTGAACGCCAGTACGTGTGGCGATAAAGTTCAGAGTGATGTAGTTGATAGAACGTGCTGGCTTGATGTAGATATCAGCACGGAATTCGTTGCGGTCGATGACATCGCCGGTGTTGTTGGTTTCATCGCAGACGACCTTGAAGTCGGTGATACCACGACGGCCCTGAACATCGCGCAGGAATGGCTCAACCATATTGCGGAACATCGCGCGAGTGAATTCATCATTCAGCTCGAACAGTTGATACTTCGCAGCAGTTGAGATTGATTTCTCAAGAACGTTGAAGAGACGACGAACATTGATTCTGTCGAAGGCTGATGGCTTGAGAAGAGCTGTCTTGTCTCCGTAGAGGCAAGTGCCTTGGCCAGGGAAGCTTACGATAGGATTGATACCGGCCTTGTAGAGGGTGTCACGATCGGCTTGCTTTGGATTGTAAGCGAGCTTTGTGATTCCTAGAATCTGTCCGCGTGTGAAGCCAGCAGGTGAGAACCATGCGTCAGCAACATTGTCGGTACGAGCGCATAGACCAGCAAGGTGACCAGCAGCAGTGATCCAGATGTTGGTATCATTGTACTTGTCGTATACCTTTACTGCACCGCTATCAATGACAGTGTAGGAATTACGAGCTGACAGCGTGTTCGTCCATGTTACAACTGAAGCTGCAGGAGATGCCTGACCAACAGAAGACTCGATCGGAGCAGAAACAAACACTACGCAATCTTTGCGGAAATCACCGAAGGCTACGAGAGCATTTGCAACTGTAGCAGTGCCAGCAGCATCACCGGCAGTGAATACCAGATTGACATCGACAGTCTCGACATCCTTCAGAACATCAAGAGCAGTTGAAACATCGCCGGCAGTTGGCGTAACATCTGTTCCACCACTCAGCGAAGTTTCCAGCGCAGAGGTGCTTGTACCGAAAGCAGTTGTTGTTGTGATAGCAGTTCCTGCATTAGTAAATGTGCCAGAATGATCAAGCCACCAAATGTACTTGGAATTGTTATTGATAACATCCTTGTAGTAATTCGATGTGCCGTCAGGCTTAGTTGCGCCAGATGCTTGAGAAACGAATTCGAACTTCTCAAGAACAGTTCCAGGTGTTCCTGAAATTGCGCCATCTTCGTCGATG